AATATAAATCAGTCCCACAATCAAACATTAATTTTACCGCCAACAATAAAAGAGCCTTTTTACAGTTATCACAATTTGATAGAGTTAAAAAGAATGCACCAAACAAGACAGTAACCAAAACTTTCGAAGTTGTTGTTCAAGTCAAATATCTGATTGAATGGGTTATTACAAATCCAGAAAACAACTCAGAAAAATTCTGTGGTGCCGTTTATCTTTATCAATTAAAACCTGATTCACAAACAAATTCAAAACAACTTACAGTTTCATCAGTATTGCCTGAAAATTTAAAAAATTTAGTAACTTTTGAATCTTTCAATTCAAAGTCTAAATTAGAAACTATACAATTCATAAATAATTTTATAAGAGATTGTAATGACAAAACAACAACAAGGACAGGAAAACAACTTTTCAGTCAAAACAACAACAAGTTTCCAATATATTTCAGACCAAGTAATATAACTTACGAACAATTGAACCCAGCGTTTGACTTATCAAATTTTCAGGCTGTGTCATCTCCATTGTGTCCTCCAGGTCAGGTTGAATCCATACAAAAAAATCTTTCTGAGATTTATGCCGGAATTAGATTGAATCCGAGTGATGAACCAGGTTTCGGTTTAATATGGAAATCGAACACTGTCGGAACACCCACCAAAACTGAAATTGAAGAAATTGAACAACAGACATACGTTGCTGGTCCTACAACTTTTGGAGCATTAGGTTCAGACAATTTATTCTTACTTTCTCATCTATCTTCAATCCCCGGAAAAAAAGTTATCAATTTTGACGGAACTTTATACGGTATTTCAGGTGAGACTTTCTATAACGAAATTATCCCGAACACCTCAAGTATGGTGAGAGGAGAAGAACTTTTAGAGTTAATCAATCTTATAGTTAGATTCCTTGTAACACATACACACGCCTACCCTGGATTACCACCAGTTCCCGTAACTCAAGATGGAACATCAGTAAGTGATATTCTCACAGAACTACAATTATCACTTAAAAAAATTCTAAATCAAAATATTCGTTTGAATTGATATTTATAGATAAAATAGATGTCAATTTTAAGGTCATATATCGACAAGAACAATACGATAACTTCAAATACGTATGTTAACACTGCCAGAAATCCTGTAATGCAACTAAATTTCGGTGCATCAGATTTCATTGTTCCCAACTTTGGTTACACAAGATATCTTTTTGATTTAGACTTACTTCTTCTCAGAAACAACATACAACAGGGAATTATCTCAACAGGTTGTACAAGCGCAATGACCCACACACTAAAGATGACAAACACCTCATCTTTTGACACTGAATTATTGAACACCTTCATGTCTGATGAAAGAAGAAGAGCAACATCATTTGACTTGATTTTATTCAGAATCCCCAAAACTTCAGGAGATACTGGAAACCCACAATATTGGGATGAAGGGGTCGGATATGATTATAACGACTTTAACGTAAACAAAACATCTGCCACAGGTGGAATGACACCTCTTACATACGTCGATAGTAGGGCATATTCGACACGTCCTTCAAATTGGTATCAAACTACTACCGTTGACAATTGGTCTCAACCAGGAGTCTATAATAACCGAAATAACGGAGTTGTTAACTATTCAGGATTAACAATCATTGCAAGACAACACTTTGACTTAGGTAATGAAGATATTAACATGGATATGACCAATGAGATTAACGGTGTATTGAGTGGAAGTATAACAGGTGTTACGGGTTGGGGTATTGCTTATGTTCCTGCTGTTGAAAATATTACAGGATTGACAGACAGTTACAGTGTTGCATTTTTCTCAAAATATACTCAAACATTCTATCAACCATATCTATTGACAACATATGATGATTTAATCGAGGACGATAGAAATCAATTTCTTAAAAGCCAAGTTAATAAATTATACTTGTATGTTTATCAAAACGGTGATTTGGTTAATTTAGATTCACTACCTTATGTAACTATCGAAGATAGAGATGGTGTCGCAATAAGTGGATTGACAGGGTTAACAACATGTTTAAGGACAAAAGGTGTTTATGAAGTAGTAATTCCTAACTCTTTTTCAAATTTTCCAACACCTTGTCTTTTCTATGATGTTTGGTATGGATTACAAATAAATGGTCAACCATTACCAAATGTTCAGAATCAATTTGTTCTTCAACAATATACCGCAGGCATTCAAATAGGTTCGACTTCCAAAGAACCTCAAAAATACGGATTTGATTTCTATGGTATATTACAAAATGAAAATATTCTTTCTTCGGACATTAGAAAAGTTGGTATCACAATCAAAAAAGCATATACGGCACAACAAGTTCTATTAGATGTTTCAGCATTTTACAGAGTTTATGTGAAAGAAGGGACCACTGAAGTCCAAGTTCAAGATTGGACTCCGATTAATAGAACACCAAATGAATATTATTTCATGTTTGATATGAGAGACAAGATACCAAATCAATATTATGTTGATATTCAAGTGAACACTAGTGGTGAGAAAGATACTTATAAAAAACAATTAACATTCCAAATCGTAAATAAAAAATGAGTAAGGTAATAAGACTAACTGAAAAGGATATTTCAAACTTAGTAAAGAAAGTATTGAACGAACAACAAACAACTAATTACATGTTCTTCAGCAATTTAGAACAAATCAAAAGACAATGTGAGTTATTATTAGAATTAGACCCCAATGTTGTAGATGAAATACTTCAAGATGGTCACGATTGGGCTGACGACCATGTTAGTGAATCAAAAAACACTTTGGACCAAGTTTTTGATTTCATGATGAATGAAACAAAAAAACAAAATTCTTACGTTGATTTCGAAGATATTCAAGAAGGTAGAAAGAAAACAGGAACAAAGTTATGTGCAAGAGGTAAAGCCGCTGCGAAATCTAAATTTAAAGTTTATCCAAGTGCTTACGCCAACGGATACGCCGTTCAGGTTTGTAAAGGAAGAATGCCAGGTTTAGACGGTAAGAAACATTGTTCAGGCTCCTATTGTTAATTATTAAATTTATCACTATCTTTGAAAAATGGAGAATAAAGTTGTGGGTTATATCCCTCGTTTATTGTTTAAAATATATTTGAGTCTCAAAGAAAGATTTGACCCTACACTTCCTATACCTGAGGAAGAAAAAATTACTGTAGAAATATGTAAAAAGTTAATATTAGACTCGGAATCTAAATTAACTTACGCACCAATTTCAGGTAAAAGATTTATCAAAAATGAAAGTAAAAATATGTTTGTTGTGATAGAAAGTCACACAATCAATTTGATAAACCATGTTTATAGCTATTCAGTATATCTTTCGAGTCAAAGTGATTATAGAGAGATTACAGAAAGTTTTGATGGAATCTTAGAAAGTAAAAGACAATCTTTGGAAGATGAAATCAGAAGTAATATTCAACATTCCTTACAAACTATTTTGAAGAAACTTGATTAAAGTTTTCTCTGATAACTCTTCTTATAATATCAGATAATTGTTCGTTCTTAGGTTCGTAATGAGTCATTTTTGGCTTGTTGCCAGTACCAACTTTCGGATTTGTTTTTTCCGCTCTTCTTTTCTGTTGACATGCAGACCTTTTTTCAGACGCTGTCATTTTAGATGCAACACCGACAGCTCTACATTTAGGATATCCTTTATCTTTTGCCTCAGGTCTTCCACAAGGAGGATGTTTACCATTTTCTTTTCTACAAATATTAACCCAAGGACCTTTAGGTTGTTTACTTCCCTTTGGTTTTTTCTTTGTTCCAAACCAAACAGCTAAGTCTTCTTTAAGGGGTCCAACAGCTTGCTTTATTATTTTTTCAGGACTCTGAACATCCGCAATATTACTACCGTCTTCATCATTTTGTCCTGTATAGAATTTTTTTAAATAGTCATCTATCTTAGATAATTTCTTTGTTCTTCTCTCAATAGCAGCTCTTTTCTCAGGACTTTCTTTGAAATCACCATCTGCTTCTTCATAAGCTAATTCCGCATTTGTATAATGATACACAGGCTCAATGAATGGACCTAACTGGTCTTCTTCCCATTGTTGAGGTGCTAAAACAATCGGAACTTTAAATTTTCCTGAGCTCCCTGAACCTGTAGCTTCTTTTATTTGTTTTTTATTCATCATTGTTATCTTTGTATAAATATCATCACATTTTATTATGGAAGACAAAAAACAACCAATTGGAGAATTATTTGACACTATTTCTTACTTCTCACCTACTGACGTTTCAAATCTCATAGACGGACTCAATGAAGAACAATCAGTTTATATGATTGGATTAGCAATTAATATGTGTTATCACAAAAATCTATTCACTTTAGAAGAGTCTGAAATAATTTCAAAGTCATTACGTATTCTGAACGAAAGTCGATTATCTAAATAAAAAAAGGTCCCTTTTGGGGACCTTTTTTGTATTGTCAAAGAATAGATTATCTCAATTCTTTTAAATCGAATGTTCTTACGCCATCAACTGTGATTCTACCGTAGAATCTGTTGTTCACCATCTTCTTAGCGTATCTAGTCATGATACCTTTGATTGGAGTGAAGTTGAACGGATTGTACATTGTAGGTGTAAGTTGTAACGGAACGTATGGTGCGTAAATGTAACCTGTGTCAAGTAAAGACGTTCCTTTGTGTCCCAATAACACTTGGTTTGGTGGGAAGTAAGGGTCTCTATACACTTGGTAACGACCAGCTAAAGTACCAACTCTTTCAATACCCATGTTGTATTGGTCTTGCTCAGGAGCTGCGTTCGATACGTGGAAATATTCCAAATCATCGAAGATTGCACTGATTTCAGAAGAAACCACAATCCAGTTAGCACCACCTCTTAAAGTAGACTTGTGGATTTGAGCAGAAACTTGGTTGATTGCTGTGATAAGAGTTTGGTTCCAGTCTTTTTGAGTATAAGGAACTGCGTTAGTGCCTAATCTCTTCCAACCGTTGTAATCCCATCTTAAGTTCCAAGCTGCACCTTTTCTAAGGTCTCTCAAGATTTCTCTATCGATTTCAGCCGCAACTTGCTCAGATAATAAAGCTGTTAATTCAGCTTCAGCATCGATGTTGTGGAATGCCGCAACGTCTTGTGCCATTTCTGGAGACCATTGTGCTCTTAATTTTCTTTCAGTCACAGAAACTGTTACTGATTGTAAATCGAAAGATACTTCACCGATTCTATCTTCGAATTCTAAGTTCTTGTAAATTCTATAAACAGGGATAAACGCATTGTTTACTGCTGTTGTAGAAGAGAACGTTGAACCTGTATAACCGTCGATTGAACCACCGCAAGAAATACATGCAGGAACCTGAAGGTCTACTTCAAGATAGATTTGTCCAGCAACATCACAAATGTTGTCGTATTGACCACCACCTGTTTTGTCATAAGGGAATAATGAAGTAGCATTGTTGTTACCGTATTGAACGATACCTTTACCATATCTTTGAGTTACTACTCTAAATAATAATGGACCAGTTGGGTTACCAACAAGGTTAGCTGATGTTGCAGCTGTTGGGTAGATAGTCAAATCAGATAAGAATGATTCGTTATCGATTGGTTGACCATCAGGACCAATTAATTTACCAGCTCCATCAGACGCGAAACCTGACATGATAATTAATACTTTTCTATAGTCATCAGTTGCATAAGCTGCTGGGTCAAGATTTAACGTTACGTTATTCCAAGCCGCAGTTACAGCACTACCTGTGATAGCAGAAAACTGACCTTTAGAATAGTCATATAAACCTGGTGGGTCTAATGCTGGTTCTTCACCCTCATAGAACTTGTCATACAATGTTCTACCAGTGTTGTAGTTATATCCAGCATTTGGAGATGCAGGACCATTTGGTGCTCCATAAGGAGGATAGTGAATTCCTGTATCTGAAGTTGGGTCTCCACCTACTTCATAGTTCTGGATGTTAGGTACGAAGTAGAACAATTTACCGATTGGTAAGTTCATAGCTTGTACTGATACGATATCGTTTGCTAATAATTTAGAGAAAACTCTTCTAACGATAGGGAAAACCACAGTTTCGAAAGCACCTGTATCCGAAGTTGTTGAAGCTTCGTTGATAAGGTATGACGCTTGGTTTTCATAAAGTTGAGCTACGTTCTCTCTCATGTGACCTTTAAGACCCTCTAAGAATCCTAATTTGTCCCATTTGCTGATTGTGTCTTCTTTGATAACTTTAAGGTGCTTAAGACCGATATTACCAACAAGACCTGATTCTAATAATGCTCCCATTTTAAAATATTTGTTTTGTTTTATTTTGTTTATTTAATTTTACTCATTAAATCCTTCATTCTTAAGAATTGTGGATTCTCATAAGTTTTTGACTCAATCAATGTAGTTGATGAACCTGTTGAAACTGTATTGTTTAATTT